CGCACAGCAGCGCTCCGACCATTACTGGTCGGCTAGTGGCTTACCGCCACCTCCCTCTTCCCGAAGAAAACTGGTCGACTTAAACCAGCTTCAAGGGAATCCAGCACCATTCCACACAAGGGTGACCCTGGTGCCAAGGGCTTTTAGTAGCAGTTTCGCCGACGAACCAAGCATATAAGCTGTAGTTCTCGGGGAGGCCATACTGAGCCGCATACTCCTCACGGAGCACTGGCATCCGGAACTCTAATCGCTGGTAATCTTTATTCCAGCGGTAAGCACCCTTGTTCCTCCTTAACCACTCTTGGTTGGAAACCAGGAGACGAAGAGAGCCCCTCCGGTTGGGAAAACCGGATTTGCCCTCAGGTAGGGGGTGAAGAGCGCTACAGAATTCCAGAATAGCTTGAGCACAACGCCTAAACCCAAGGGCGTTGAAAGATTTGCAGTTTTCTGCAAGCCCAAGCCAAGCATGGGTACTAGTCAGTGATGAGGCCTTGAAGCGGGTGATGCGTACATCGCGTCCTGCATAGGACCATGCACCGCATGATTCACGCGCAAGTCCATCAACACAGGTTTTACCCCGGTTGACAATAAGGCCAGCATCTTCAAGCGCTTGTTGCACGGCGCTGGCAAAGCGACGTGGAACAATGATATCATCTCCGAAAACTCGAAGGTGATAGCGACGTCTGAAGTCTCGGTCAGTAATATACCGATCGAGAACCGACTGGAAGTTACTACCAGTTCGGTCCATATCATCGGCAACAAACATCGCGGCGAGAGAGATAGCCCAAAAGGCGGCCGTCTCAAGCGGGAAGCATAATGCTGAACCCATCGTAGCTAATGCCCCATTGCGCACTTTCGTGCCATCTGGAAGCATGATATAATTGCTACGATACCTCGTCATAAGCTTGAAGAACTCGCGAGGTAACAAGACCTTCGCGAGTGCGAGCGATAGTCGATCAGAGGCGTCTTTTAAGTCTATGGTAGCGAATCGAAGATTCGTACTAAGACTCTGAGACCTTCCTTGATCAACAAAAGAAATCGCCCGACGGGTAAGCCAGTGGCTTTGAATGTGCTTATACAGCACACGCATCAAACCCTGTTGAGCAAATTGTAGCTCTTTAGGCTCGATGCAGATTAGCCGATGACCCCTAAAGTCCTTAGGGACAACGGCTAAGACGGAAGTCCTCTCGAAATCGCTAACGAAATTAGCATCATCTGGAGGATAATCCTCAGACATACCAAGATAGTCGCCCTTAAGGGCGCACGTATCCCAGGCGTGTCTTGGCAGGTATTGATAAACCCTGCCGTCGAGACCATGAATTGTCTCGAAAAGCCACTTGCGATACCCCTTCTCACCGTTGGCAACCGCACCCGGTCCGTGTAAACCGAATGGATCAGTATCCCA